GAGCAGAGTTTGGTGTAAATGCTACTGAACCTTTTGTAATAGAATAAGAACTAGAACCATCAAAGGTAATATTATCTAGTACCTCTATGTTTGATATTTTATCTAATCCTCTGCCTAAATATGCCATATATTATGCCTCTGGTTTTGTCGGAAACACAACAGCTTCTATATCTTCAACTGTTGTTAATCCATTTGTTATGTCTCTTAAATTTTGTCTGTAAGTATTCATATCAGCAGATAATGTTTGGTCTGATAATGCTAAGTAATCTGTTTCTGCTAATTTAGAGTTTCTTTCAGTTCTTAAAATTTCTATTGCTCTATCAAAAGCACCATTAGACCAAGCTAATTCTTCAGCATCTCTTTGTGCTTCTTCTTCTGCTGTTAGATTATATCTAATTCCATTTATAAGTTTTGTTCTTGGCATTATGTTTTAACTCCATAAATTGATATTATTCCTTCTGCAAAATTTCCGCTTGATGGATAAAATTTAATAGTATTTATAGATGCAATATCACCATGATTAATTATACCAAAATTTTGAGTATGCCTTCCATTATTACTTTGATAAATACTTCTAACCATAGTTTGAGTATCATTATTTGCTCTTGGATTAAATAACTGCACTTCAAAATCTGCACTTTCACCTGATGCATTTCCTACGCCTTCATAAATACCTGCAATAGTTCCTGAACTGTCTGTTGAACCTTGTCTTGAAATAAAAGTGTTGTTGTCTAAATTATTAACAAGCACATGAATTGACCTTTTATAATCTGAATTTTTGTAAGAAGAACCTTGGTCATCACTAAGTTGAAAATTAAAAGAAATATTATCTGCTGAAGCATGAATATGTACTCCTCTAATTATATAACTTTTATATGTTGTTGTAATAATACTACTACCAAAAACAACTTCTGTGTCTGCACTTAAAGTTGCAGATGAAAGCAAAACTAAATTAGTAGCATCTGCTTCTAAAGAACTTGCTTGTATTTTTGATATTGCCATTAATTATTCTCCAAAGTTTGTATTCTTGTTTTTAGATTATCTATTTCTGTCTTTGTTTCTTGCAAAGCTTTAACTAAAACTGGAATTAAATCTTGATACCTTACATTGTAATATAAAGTATCATCATCACTTGTTCTTTTTGTTTGGTCTAAAGCCTCATCAACTTGACCAACTAAACTTTGTGCTATGATACCTATTCTATTTCTGTAATCATCTGCGTCTGTTTTGTATTTAAAATTAACAGGTCTTATTGCTGAAATTTTATCAAGACCATTTGTTAAATCAGTAATATCTTTTTTTAATCTTTCATCTGAATATGTACCCCAAGAATTTCCATTTGGTGATAAATTCACACCATCACCAGAGTTATTTCCAGAGTATATTCTTAAATTTCTAGCTTGTGAGTTTTGACCAATATAATAAGCCTCTGTATCTAAATAATGAAAACCAGAATAACCACCACCATTAACTTCAAAATTTGGTGAACTTTGACTACCACTAGCTGATTGTGTTGTTCTTAGTTGTCCAGCAATATCTAGTGTTCTTCCTGGTGAGTTAGTGCTTATTCCAACTCTGTCAGCAGACGCATCCACAAATAATAAATCTGTATCGCCATCACCTTCAACTCTAAAATCTTTATCAGCACCACTTTCATTTATTATTACTGAACCATCAATAGAAGTATCACCTAAAGTACCAACTCCAGTAATATTAGAAAATAATCCAGAACTTAAAGCTGCATTATCAATTGCACCATCTGCAATTTTAGCATTGGTAACAGCGTTATCTACAAGCATAGCATTTGTAACTGAACCAGATGGAGGAGTTACAGTTTGAATTGCCTTTCCTAGAAAAATTGCATACATGTCATCTGATGCAGATGTGGCTTCTGTTAGTGTTAAACTTGTGCCAGATGCAGAATATGCAGTTGTAGGCTCTTGTCTAACAAAGTTAATAAATAAAGCTAACTCATTTGCATTAGCAACTGGATTATCCAATGTGTAAGATGTAGTCGCACTTGTAGTAAAGTCTTGTTTAGCAAAACTTGTGTAACTTAATGCTGGTTGATTACCAATAAAAGGCATTGATTATTCTCCTATGAACTGATTGCGTCTACTGTTGATACCCAAACATCTAATGATGAAGCTGTATCTGATACAACTTTTAAAGCATCACCAGATTGAACTACAAATTTAGCTCCTCCATCTAAAACTTGTAATGATGAACCACTTGGTATTGGTGCATCTTTAACAAGATAGATGTCATTTGAACCATCATTGATATATACAGATGCTATAACTGATGAACCAGTTACATTTGAAACTGATATACCAACTACTGTATCATAACTATCTGCAGTAAATAATGTTGCAGCAGATGTTCCTACATCGTTGCTTGTGTATCTTCTAAAGTTCTGTGCCATGTTTTATCCTAATTATACTAGTTTATTGTTTATATGTCAACACTCTTATAAAGCGATTGCCATAGCAATACTAAAACCATTAGAAGCTTTTGCATCTAATTGAGTTTGTATTGAAGAAGTTACACCATTAATGTAACTAAATTCTGTATTATCTACTGAGCCATCATGTATTTTAGTAGCATCAATAGCTGCTGATGCATTTATATCTGCATTAACAATTACTCCTGAACTAATAGCAGCAACACCTGTATCAGCAATAGTAATATCTCCTGATACAACATTATCTATCCATTTAGAGGTAGTTGTGTCATAAAATAATAATCCTCCATCTGCAGGAGAAGTGATATTAACATCTGTTAATTCTGATAATTCATTTGCTGTAGCTACTTGAGAATCAACATATGCTTTAATAGATTGTTGAGATGCAACTTTAGTAGCTGAATCAGATGCCATATTATCTTCATCTAAAAAAGCTGTACCACTAATAGCTGTATCTAAAACTGGACTCGTTAAAGTTTTGTTTGTTAAAGTTTGTGTACCTGTTAAAGTTGCGACAGTACTATCAATAGCAATATCATTAGCATTTGCATCAATACCAGTTCCACCTACAACATTTAAAGTTACATCACCAGATGTTCCTCCACCAGTTAAACCATCACCTGCTACAACTGAAGTAATATCTCCAACTGGAACTGTTGCTACTTGTGTATCTACATAAGCTTTAATAGATTGTTGTGTAGCTAAATGACTAGCAGAATCAGAAGACATATTATCTTCATCTTTAATTGAAGTACCTGAAATAGTATCATTCAATACTGCTGATGTTAAAGTTTTATTTGTAAGAGTATCTGTTGTAGCTTTACCTACTAATGTATCTGTAGATGTTGGTAAAGTTATAGTTCCAGTATTTGATATTGTTGAAATTACTGGAGTAGTTAAAGTTTTATTTGTTAAAGTTTGTGAGCCTGTAAGTGTAGCTACAGTAGAATCAATATTAAAAGTAACTCCATTACCTGCACCAACAGAATCAATACCAGTACCACCAGCTAGTGTTAAAGTTTCTGAATCTAAATCAATATTTAATGCACCACCTGTATCTCCTTGAAAATCTAAATCTTGAGCTGTTACTTGTGAGTCAACATATGTTTTAATTGCTTTAGCAGAAGCTAATGTATCGTCTGAACCAGAAACTGAAGTTAAGTCTGTATCTAAAACTCCAGATTTTAAATTATCTACTTCAACATTTGATAATGTATTATTATCTATATCTAAAACTTTATTAGTTAAAGTTTGTGAATCTGTTAATGTTGCAACTGTTGAATCAATTGCAAATGTCATTGTCTGTGCAGAACCTGTAGTATCAATACCAGTTCCACCAGTTAATGTTAAAGATTGTGAATCTAAATCAACTGATTGAGAACCACCAGTATCACCAGAAAAATCTAAATCTTGTACTGTTACTTGTGCGTCTACATAAGTTTTAATAGCTTTAGCACTAGCTAATGTATCATCACTTGCTGATACTGAAGTTAAATCTGTATCTATATCTGTAATAGAAGTAGCTGAACCAATTACTAAACCATCTAAAGTAACTGTACCATCAAAGAAAGCATCTTTAAACTCTAAAGAACTTGTACCTAAGTCAATATCATTATCTGTTATAGGTACAATTGCACCATCTAATAATTTAAATTGTTCTGTAGAAGTTCCTGATACATCAATATGAAAACCTATTTCATCATTAGTAGTATCAATTAAAATTTTATTTAAAGGAGTAGCAAGACCTGCATCTCCAATTAATCCTATGACTGGACCTTCGGCTGTTGTTCCATCATGCTTATGTCCTGAAGCTACATTAAAAGCAGCTAATAATTGGTTGTATTCATTATTAAATAATGCTGCTGTAATTATATCACCATTATTTAATGAACTCTGTCTAGTATATCCTGCCATAATTTATCTTCTTCCTCCTGCTATGAATGAAACAAACATTCCATTTACTGAGTATGGAGAATTTGTATCATTACTAAAAAATTTAAAGTTATTAGAAAAACCACTTCCTGTTACTGTTACACTTTTACTTGGTAATGCTGTTGCTCCAAATTTTCCTGTACCAAATGTTGCTGTACCAAATAATGAAGGAGAACTTAAATTTCCTACTGCAAAGTTTCCTGGTTGAGGAACTTCACTACTTTCAAAATCGTATCTAATTCTTAATTGTAAATCGTTTTGTGTTCCTTCAGGTTCAATATTAGCTTTTATTTTATATAAACTTTTTCTTAAACCATTATCACCATAATCCATGTCTGGTGTTTGAAACTCTGCTTCAACATTTGAACCATCGAAACTATTACCAGTATCATGTTTATATACATAACCTGTTTCATCAATATGAAATAAAGCTTCTGTACCATCATTATTAATAGTAGAGGTACAAAATTTTACAGATAAACCTTTTGTTTCACTCCATTCAAAAGCAGGAATACCTTCAGAACTATATTTAAATGTTCCTATAATTCCTTTTTGTCCTGAACTTGCTTGTCCACTTTGATAATAAAATAATCTATATTGACTTCGTTCTCTTATTACCATACTAGAAATAGTATAATTACTAAAATTATTAATAATATTATTAACTAAAGGTAATATTTTTCTAGATATAGAACTTAATTCAACATCATCAATTCTAGCTGTACCAGCAACTGTTCTTAATCCATCAGGTGCTAAGAAAATTAAATCTCCACCTATCTCTTGAATTGAATTACCACTTATACAACCAATATTTTTTGTTACTGATTTGATTATAGGTGTAGAATCAAGGTTTGTCAACTCATATATACTATTTTTACAAAATATAATTAAACTATTTCTAAATACCTTAATACCTGTTACTATATCTCCTACATCTACAAAACCTGAAGAAGCACCTTCAAAATCATAAGGCTTTAATCTAGTACTATAATATACTACACTAGGATTAGTTGATTGTCCTGAAACTACGATTCTTTCAGCATATCTTTCAATTAAGGAACATTTTTCTGGAGAAGACCTATGTACTTCTTCAAAATGATATTTATTATTATCATCAATAAAAAATTCACCTATTTTATTTTGACCATCTACAAAATATATTGTACCATTTTCACCATGAGATTCAAAATTAATAAACTGAACATTACTTTGATTAGTTCTTAATATTGTAGTAGCACTAGCTAAATCAGTTGAAGCTATACCACCTTTAAAATAAGTTAATCCATTTTGTGTACTAGCAGTATTAGCATTTGTATCTAATGTTAAAATAGTATCACTTGTAATAGATAATACTTTATAAAAATTTCCATCTATTTTAATATCATCTCCAACAATAAACTCAGAAGTAAATACAGTACTATTTCCTGTTACTGTAGGAGAACCTGAACTAATTGAGACTGTTCCAGTAGCTGTTACAAAAGTATCTTTATTAATTTGAACATATGAACTTCCTGATGTACTAAAATATAAATTATTACCTTGAGCAACAATTATACCTCCAGCATATCCTGTAATACCATGAACTGTATCAGTAGCTAATCCTGAAGGAATCACAGCACTTGTTGTTCCTAACTTTTCATAACCACTTACTCTTCTATATCCTCCTGTAGTAGAAGATTCAAAATTTTTTAAAACAGTTGCAGCTCCAGGAGTTCTAAATAAAGCATGAGAACTTGAAATTAAATCCAAGCCACCTTGTACTGTAATTGAAGCTCCTTGAGTTGGCATACTTTATTCCTTAATATAAATATGTAAATCTAACATCTGACATATACTCTGGTTGAGGAGAGTTTAATTGGTCAGCCATATTTTGTAATCCTTTTTTATATTCATCTAAAGCTAATTGTGATTGTGCTATATTATCTTTAAATTGATAAATATAATATCTAGCTCTTGCTAGTAAAACTGGTTTGTATTGTTCTGGAAATAAAACTTTATCTGTATCATTAGTTAATGCAGTAGGTCTATTATAAGCAAAGAAATAAATTCTATACACATCATCTGGTATTGGAGATAATCCAAATCTTCTTCCATCTGAACTTCTTAATACTCTTACAGGTGTTGCATAAGTTTGTGTATTAGCTTTACTTGCTTCTTCTCCTTGTGCATAGTTAGCTCTCCATGCTGATAAAGTTGTAAATGCTAATTTATTAATTGTATGAGGAGCTGATTTACCTGATACACCTTCTGTAGTTAAAGTAAAATCATCCCAGTTTACTGAATCATAATCTGTATCTACATCAGTTGAACCTGCTTTTAAAAGATACCATCTTTGTCCAGCAACAGTTTCTATGTATGTATTACCATAATAGTTATCTTGAGGAGCTGCAGTTTTTAACCAAGACCATTCATCAACTGCATCTACAATATCAAAGTAAGCTCTATTAACACAATTAGATACAAATTTTTGTATTCCTAATGCACCTGATACTGTTGTTACTTCTGGTTCATTTATTTCAACCAGTAATTCATTTGTCATTGATAGATAAGTTTTAGCCATTTAACAGTTCCATGCTCTTAGTGATTTATTAATTCTTGAGTTAGGGTCTCTTGCAGTTTTTGCAGAGGTAAGTTTTTTCTTCATACCTTTCATTCTTGCACAAAAACTTTTTCTTCTTTTATTGCCTACCACTTTACTTGGTGCTTTTAAGTTTCTTTTCTTACCAGTCTTAGTTCGACCTTTATTATAAGAAGCTCTACCTTTAGCATTAAGTCCTCCTTTAGGATTCTTACCCTCTTTACGAGTCCAAGCAGGTGAAGACATTATACCCATTATTATTTTTTCTTATTTTTATCTGTTGAAATCTTGATGACCATTACACCACCATGACCTTTTTTATTTCTGTGAACTTTTCCACCATATTTGTATTTGCCTTTGTTTGCGATTTTTCCACCAGGCATTGCTTTTTTCATTGGCATTTTATAATCTCCTTATATTAATATCCATAAAATTACAAGACCTGCTATAATACCTAATGAAAGTTTTCTATGAAACATCCAAAAATGTCTAGCATCATCTAGTAAACATTGAATTTGTATTTTAATTTTATTTAACATAATATTTTCCTAAATTAAGAGGATGGGGATATTGCTACCCCCACCCAATAGTGTATTAAAAAATTAATCTATTGCGTAGATAATTTTACCAGCTACTTCTGGTCTTAATACTTTTCTTCCCCATACCATTAAACCTCTAACGATATCTGAGAAAGTACCTGTATCTCTAACAGTTTCCACTTTGTTCATTGCTGACGCAGCAGCAGTTGAACTCATGTGACCGAATAGAGCTTCAGGTGCAGTTGCTGAACCAGCAGGTGTAGCACCAGATAAGTCATTAGTTGGTAGGTTGTTTGATTTGTACATTGAAAAACCTCTAAGTAATCCAGATGCAACTAAACCATTTCTGATTGAACCTTGACCAGCATTAAAGTCTACTGATAAAAGTTTTGATGCAGAGTTAGAAAGTTGATTGTACCATTCAGGTGCAGCAACAAACCATCTTCCATCTTCAGGTGCGTTAGCTTCATCTAATTCCTTAGCAGCTAATGCCATTTGGTTTAAAGGGTCAACTTCACCACTTGCAAATCCAATATCAATTGGAGTTGAAGTAGTTCCCATTCCTGTAGTTGCAGTTGCTCCTGCAGAAATAGCTGCTAGAATATTACTATCCATAGCATCTCTTAAAGCATATGCTGCATTGTCTGAAGCAATAGCTTGGAAGTTGACATGAGAGAATCTCTTCTCTAAGTCATCTATTTTGAATGAAAAAGATTTAGCTTGGTCTATTGTAAGAACAAGTTCTTGGTCAGTCAAGTTAGTTGATGTTACAGCCAGACCTCTTGTGTAGTCTGCTACTGCAATTTGAGGCTCTTTGATAATGTTAACAGTATCACCGAAAGATGAGATTTCTCCCATGTAATCTGTGTTACATACTGCTTCTGCTACTGCAGCTTTTCTTAGAGCTATTTGTACTTTCTTTGA